GCCTACGAACTAGCTGACCAGCAATATGATGACTTCCGCCTTGTGACAGCCGCGGATCCGCAAAGAGTGTAACATTGCCCGGGCTGCCCGGTTGTGCACAACCCGAAACGGCAGTAATTGCCGTCAAATTGTTGGTGTCAAGCTGGCTCCAAGCCGAACTACCAGAGACAGTGACAACAATAACCTTCTTGCCAACCAGATCTGGATCATACTGAACAAGTCTGTCGCCCAAATCTGAGTACTCAGAGGCCAATACGGTACCAGCAGCAAGCAGACTGTGATGGTGAGCCGTTGTAGTGCCGTCCCAGCCAGTCCAAGTGCCACCAACAGTACCAGAAGCAACACCTTGAAGCTTCGGCGCGCCGTAAGCTGCACTTCCCTTACCAATGCTACTAGTTGCCGTTGAATAACCCTGATTCAAGCTGTAAAAGCTTGTCTCTTGGCCCCAAGAACCAGAAACATTAGTAGCGCCGCCCTTGAAACCGGACAAATCAACACCACCAGTGATCTGCTGACCTACGACATTGCCGCCATAGAGCGAATCCGCGACACCGCGAGCATTATAACCCAGTTTCGTAGTTGCAACTTGGAAATCCAAGAAGAAGATAAGCCCACTAGGGAGGCTCATCGGTTGTACACTAACGAGTTCGTTAGCAATTAGCCCACCGAATACTCGGCGAACGATCGGAAACGCGACGGCTGCAAAGCCCTCAACATCACCATTAGCCATGGCCGAAGTTTCACGAAGAAGCTCCTTAGCTTGATTTTCGAGCAGAACGGCCATGGTGTTCTTACTCCTATCATTATCGATGCCTTCTAAAAGACCGGTTTTTTCCCACTTAGTAAGCAGAGCGGCACCCTCTTTCGCAAGATCACGAGAAACGATATTTTCTGTTAATCTTTGAACAATACCTGACATAATTTTTTCCTCCTATAGGTTATTTGATTCCGGCTAACCGCATCATGCGCTTAGTGAAATCATCAGTATTATTAGCCTTCTCCTCTCTCTTTCTAGAGTGAAGAAGAATCGAGGACGAATTTCGCTTGTTTACTGCTTCGCTCAGTGATTCCGGTCCTCTTTTGTTGGAGGAGTCCACTGTGCCTAGAAGAGTTTCATATACGACTTTCGCATTCTCTATAGTATCAACATTGTTAATAGATTCGACAATCTGTTCTTTTTGCCGCTCATTCAAGGAGACTTCCATTAAAGCCTTGTTGATATAAAAAAGTTTTGCATTCATTAAATGCACACTTTCAAATTTTTGTTTAATTTGGCCTACAGCCTCTAGCATTCTATTGCTAGTGGTGTTGACCTTTCTAAGTTCTTTTTGTAATTGTAAATTTTTTCTTTCAAGTTGTCTATTTTCTTTTTTTAGTTTTTTAGTTTTTGTGTCTTGTTCAGCAGCATATTCTTCAATTTGTGCTGCGATCTCTTTTACCATTTGAGTATCGTGAACAGCGTTCGTAGGTTTCATTTGGCCGTTGGCAAACCCGCCATCCGGCTGACCCTTAAAGTCCATTGCAAGTGTTTCTGCTAATTCCCCTAAGAGATCTTCATCGATAGTAATATCGGGTAACTCTTCGTCCGAATCGGCGGCCTCTACACATTTGCTATCTTTGCAACGCGGTTGCGAAAGACTAGGGCAGTCGTCGTCGGATTTACATTCTGATTCGTTGCTCTCTCGCATAGGGGTAATCTCATTTTTGCCGGTGCCGCGGGCAGCATTATAGTCTAAGTTGTTTAATTCAATTTCTAAAACAGTATTTTCGTCAATATCATCAGCGATGCTCTCGTAAAAAGCTTCCAAAGTCTGGCCGCCGATGCCACCGACTGCCTTGGCCTGTTCGGTGTCAGCATCTTTTGCAATATTATCTGGTGTGGGAGTGCCGGGGGCAGGAGCCTCTTCAGCGTCTAGGTCCATTCCACCGCCTAGGTCCATTCCGCCGCCGAGTTCGTCTTGTTCCAAAAGTTGTTCTACTGTTTCTTTGATCTGATTCGAATATTGCTCGACTACTGCTTGTTCAGCACTTTGGATGGCGGCTTCACGCAGAGCCGCAGCATCCACTATGGCCTGTTCTAACATTGATGACATCGAGTACTCTCCTGATAATTACAGTTAACAATAAATAGTCCTGTAAAAATTAAAACGACTTAGAATGTATTGTGATACCTAGAAGGTGCTGACTGCTGCCTTGATTATATAATTAGCGTCCGGCTCGCCGGTCTGAATAAATGCAACGCGGTCGGAGCCATAAATTGGGACAATTACGCTTTTCGTACCATTAAGGCAAGTCCACTTAGCGGCAACATAAGCGGCATCGGCGGTAGCGCCGCCGAAGTTCACTGGAATGTACAAAGGCGCCCAACCCTTCCAAGCATAATTGTAAACAAATATCTGCACGGTTTCATTTGTAGAGTCGTTTGTAATTAACAGGTGAAGATGACTAGCGTTGCCGGTGGCATATCCATTCTCGCCGCTGCCGGGCGCGCCGTTCAAGGCAAGTTTGAGGTCGGCGATTGCAACTGTCTCTACGACCGTCGTATCATCAGGAATATCTTGGCTACCTGACGGAACAGCTTCAGTGTAATACAGCGAAAGTGGTCGGCGGGTTCGTACATGAGATGCTTTTAATCTTTGGTCATATAGTGCGCTAGGTAATGTCATAGTTGTTTTTCCTCATTTCTTATAATTAGTTGATTTGTTTGGTTTGTACCCTTCTTCTTTTCAACCTTCTTTTTTTAGCCGAAGGCTTTTCATAATACATCCTTTCTCTAGCCTCTTCAACTATTCTCTCTTTTTTAACTAGCCTAACAAACCTTTTTAACATCTTTTCAAACGGTTCATTTCTTCTAGAGCTTATTGTTATATGTCCATTCTTCATAAAATTACCCTTTAACCAAATGTTTCCAAAGATTTACACCGGGAATATTTGAAATATCTACACCCGGGTCTCCGGGTTCAACATTAGACAGCGGATTTGCTGTTGATTTATTGTTTGTCATTGGGGTTGTCCCTTCGAAAACATTAACACCGTTGAAAGCATCTGCGCCGATCGCTTCTAATAGCTTTTTTCTGGACGCGTCTGACTTTCTTTTAATGTGCTTGCGCTCTTCTGTTACCTTTTTTTGCGGTTCTGGTCGCTTTGCTTCGCGAATAACATTGTTACTTGTGCCCTTAATAACTTCAGAAATTAAACTTGATAAAAAACCCTCTTCTAGAAGCATCTCTTTAATACACTCTTCTATAATGGGTTTGACTTTCTTTTTAAATTCTTGGCGCTTCATTTTATTCCTCTAAAATACTGTTTAAGGCACGATTTATACGATCGGCTTTTGTGAAAATACGATTCATGAGTTTTTTACTCTCTCTTATATTTGGTTTCATAAAAGCGCCCTTCGTTGATGGATCTGCTACAATATCAAAACAAATAAGCTGAAAGTCGTCCTGAACATATGTGTGGCCGGCGCGGTCTTCTACAGAGCCTAAGCCTCTGGAGGATATACCAACTTGCACTCCGCTTTTAATCAAAGATTTTAAAATTTCACCAGATGGCGTGCTCAAAGCCTTAATTTTTCCCATCATGTCGTTGCCATCAAACCACACTTCTGTTACAAGGTGCGAGCAGTTCTGCAAATTCACAACAGAGCTTTCTGGATGATCTAGTTCTCCCAGAGCGCGCTTTTCTTTAATAAGCTTCATATAGTTCTTGGCTTCGCGCTTTAAAATATCTAAAGAATATACTCTTCCATTGCCATTTTTTGCGTCGGCTCGTTGCATAACACCAGTTAGGTAAAGTGCAGTGCCGTCACGCATCTCTTGTTTTTCGCGTTCAGTGAGAAGGTCTTGGCAAACGCCGCCTTCGCATAAAGCATAATATTCCTGTAAGAGCACTTGTTTGTTCATTGTTGTTCAACACCTTGCAGTTTAATGGCCAGTTGAGAAATTAACTTCTTATCTCCGGAGCTTAAAATAGCTGCTTTTATGACCTCGGCGGGGAGTTTTTTAACAGACTCTAAAGCCTTGTGATATGGAATATCAACACTGAGATCCCCCACTTCGACCATCTCTTCTTTAATAAGCCGCTTAAGTTTTTTAATAGTTATCTTCATTTATTGAAACCTAGCGGGCGTTACCCGCCCGATACAGCAGCCGCTTTTGCAAAGCCTCGGCGGTTGTAGCATCCAGTGGTTCTCAACAAAAATATTAATTCCTTTTGACATTGATTCCTTCATCTCCAAATAACATACTTAAGGCGTATGATGTGCCGGAACTCAAGCTGCCCAAAATAATTGGATTAGCCCAATTGAGTTCAAATGTAAATAGTTCTGTATAAAAAGAAAATCCGTACAACAATACACCAATCCAAAAGCCCAAACACATTGGACAGTGAAATAGCTCTCCAAAAAACCCCTTTTCTGGTCTTATTTTATTAAAAATACTGCCGTAAACTAAAATCTGCGTTAAGCCGTAAGCAGCCAAAACGAACCAAACAAGCTCCATAATTCCTCCTAAATTCTATAAATTATCTGATATTGTTTATAATTTGGATCAATGGAACCTTTCTTCTCTTCATGAGGCACTTCGCCCAACTCGGTCGTGTCCTCTTCATCAGGATCTGTATACAAATCTTCCACTTCTAATTCATAATCAAGCGCGGCCTCGATCTCCGGGGTCTCGCTTTTCATAAAATCATAAATTGCCAGCAAAATTACCTCAATAGTATCCACCTTATCATTGACAGGATACATTGCCTCCAACGACCCATAAATACTGCCAGCTTGGACAGTCTCTGGCATTATAATACCCCTGAATCGCAGAAAATTAAAAAATTTATTTTGTGATGGGTACGGATCAATTTGTGCATCGCCCCTTACAAATGTCGCGATCTTATTTTTTGCCGGTATAATAGCAATGTCATAAAGAGGATGATCAAAAATCATATAGTCACCGCTAAGAGTGCTACGAATTTTCAAATACACCTTAATCGGCTCTTTAATTTTTAACTTGATCTTGGTGTCTGGATCTAAGCCTACCTTTATTTTAATGCCGGGATCAGGTGGAGGAGGTGGAGGAGGCTCAGCAATACGAACCTTTATTGCGCCCTTCTCTGGTTCTAAACTACTGACAACAACTCTAATTTCACTTAGCGTTTGATCTAATTTTTGTTTATTTTGCATCTAGTTTAATCTCATTCGCCAACTGCTGTATCTTAAGAACTCTCGACAAGACTTCCTCTGTTATATATTTTCCTTTAAAATCTTCTAAAATCTTTAATACGTTCTTTGTTTTTGAAGCCATATCCGGATCATTTTTTATGTCTTCGTGCTCCAGTGAATTGTTTATTTCTTCTTTCAATCTAGTAATTTCTTCATTTAAAAATATTTTCAACTCTAGTCCGCTATCCTTAAAAGAGGACACAAACTTCGAAAGCAGTTCTTTCTGCTCGCTCAGCAGATCGCTGTACGAATTGTTGAATTTTTTTGAAAAGATCTTTAAAGTTGTATTCGAAATCGGCAAGTTTTGTTTTTGTTCCCCCTTTCTTATCATCATACTTTTTATTACATGTCTTTCCATTAAAACTCGACTTTTAATAGAGGCTTGATCATTAAAAATTTGAAATATGCTGGCTAAATTCTTATAATTCGGAACAAAGTTTGAAAATGTGTTTGATGAAATGCTTTTATTTATTCTAGAAATTAACTTAGACTGAGCGGAATAAACACTTTTAGGATTAATTGTGTTTCTGTACATTATTTTGATTTCAAATAGCAATTTTTCTGCATCTTTTTCTCTAAGCGCAGAAGTTTCATTTAGCGTTTTATAAATTTCAAGCTCTTTGCCTAAAACAGAATTCTTATTAAAAAATTCTTTTATGGTTTGCACAATAATTTGTTTCTTTTTTTCGTCATTCTTTATGGTTGTTCGCGTTAGCTCTTTAACAAGGATTTCATATAAAAAAGCCGTATTTCTTCTTTTGTTATGTTTAAACTTCATCAGTTTTTTTCTCCAAGCTTTCCAACAACATTCTTACTTCTATATTGGTTTGAAAAAGTTCTTCTTCAACTTTGTCACTATAATTAGATTTGTTTTCTGAAACAGTCCCCCGAGCTAGTCGATCAAATACATCTACTCCGATGTGGCGGCGGCCAAACTCTGCTGGGCCGGCCTGTGCTAACATATGCTTTCGCATCTGACCTCTGCCATCGGCGGCAGGGCCTTTCGGAGTATGCCACTTGCCTTTAGCTGCAGATGTTGTTGTATGCTCCCGGCCCATTATATCTTTTCTAGACATTCTAATCCACGAATCTCCTTGAGGATCATCTCTTTTGCCGGGTGCTGCTTCTGCTGGGGCCGCCATCAAGACACCCTCTTCTTCACCGCCGGCGGGTGGGGTGACTTCTGCTGGGGCTTCGCCCCCCATCTCAGTAGCGCCGAGGCCCATGTCGCCGCCAAGAGCACCTTCGCCGCCCAGTTCTTCCTCGCCGCCGGCATCATCGCCGCCTTCTGCTGCGCCGGTGCCGGCTCCAGTTACAGACTGTACGCCGCCCATTTCAGATGCCGTACTCAGGGCGCCTGATGAAGCACCGGTTGCCTCTGCTGCCTTCTCAATCATTTGATCGATCTTCTTATCGTAGAATCGCTCTCTTTGATTGCGGACAAATTCCTCTTCTGAGACGTTTAGAATGTTCTTTGCAACCCATCTTCTGCTGAAGATTTGTTCTGTAGCTGGGCCTACAAGATTTAATTTCTGTGTCCAGTGCTCAATTTCTTGCAATTCGGCAATTTTCGAAGGATTGTGTAAATGCAATTTAAAAGAAACCAAATCGTGGCCCTTATATCCAAGAGTGTATAAATGAACGATCGCTATCTTTTCCAATTCTGATATAACCGATCGTTGCAATCTTTGAACAGTTCTTGCGAATCTAATATCCTTTTGCGCCAACGAGCCTTTATCTTCTTCGCCTCCTTCGCCGCGAATTAAATAAGACATTGGAATCTTAATTGCGGCAAACAACTTGTCTCTCAAATACTTAACATCATCGATGTCGCCGGCTCTTGCTTGGCCGCCCAAATTCTCAATTTTTGTTCCACTAGCTCCACCACGAACGGGAATCCAAAAATCTTCTTCAATCGAAGCTGGGTTGTATCTTAAGTCAACTTGACCAGAACTAGCATCAACAACGCTGTGTCTTCTCATCTGCGTCATTGCTTTTTCAACGAATTGCTCAACTTCTTCTGGTGGAATGCCACCGACATCAATATAAAACACGCGGCGGTCGGGGGCGCGAACAATCCTGTATGCCATCATCGCATCTTCCAACAGCGTCATCTGTCTCCAGATTCTTCTAGCCGGGTCAAGGACGCTTGTTCCATATGGCGCATATTTATCGTTTCCAAGCACTCTAAAGTGAGCAACTTGCCAATTTTCCAATGTCATCGCGGCGGTGTTCCACTGATATTGGACATAGTTTGGGTTGGTAGGATCTTCACCCTCTAGCCTTTCAACTTCGCCGGCGGGCAGACCAATTGCACTCTTAATACCGATCTTGTCGTCAATGTCTAGATAAAGAAAAAAGTCTCCGTATTTGCACAAAGTTCTAGTCCATCCAAAAAGATTAAATTCAACATTTAATACTTGGTAATATAAAGTTTCTAGTACATTTTTAATTTCTTCATTTGTACATTCAATTTTTAATACTTTGCTAAATTGAGTGTGCGTTGTAATCTCATCGGCATATATGTCTAAAGCGGAAGCTAATTCTGGCGTAAATTCCATTTGATCAAAATCACCATACCGTTCAGAACGATGTTGTTGTTTCATCATTCCAGTCATAATATGGTCATATGGGTTATATGTTTTCTTTTTAAATTGTTGACCACTGGCGCTTCTGAAAGTAGAGCCATATTTATCCAGC